GCCTCCCCGCATCCGAGATCGCCCGCATCTTCGGCGTCACCGAGCGCACGGTCTACCGCTGGCGCTCCCAGACCACCAACGCCGCATAACCAACAGGAGACCGCCATGTACCCCACCCTCTTCACCACCCCCGGCCTGAAAGCCTTCGCCGAAGCCGTCGACACCGAACGCCAGGCACAGCTCGCCAAGTTCGGCGACCAGAAGCACCGTGACGGCACCCACTCCCGCAACGCTGAGTGGGCCGACGAAGCTCGCACCGCCTGCCAGCACGCCGCAGACGAGGACGCACTCTCCTGGGCTGCCGTGCTCTATGAGGAGTTCACCGAGGCCATGGCCGAGACGGACCCGGCCAAGCTGCGCGCCGAACTCATCCAGGTCGCCGCCGTGTGCGCCGCCTGGATCCACGACCTCGACACCCGCGCCTGACCAACGCCCGCTCCACCAACCCTCCCGAGAGGACGGCCACGATGATCCCGCTGCCCGACTTCCTCACCACCGGCCGCGCCTCCTGCACCACCGCCGACCCCGACCTGTTCACCACCTGCACCCCCGCCAACGTCCAGCAGGCCAAGCCCATCTGCGGCGGCTGCCCGCTCCTCCTCGACTGCCAGCGATGGGCCATCGACAACCAGGAGCCCATCGGCGTGTGGGGCGGCCTGACCCCGTCCGAGCGGGTGCAGCTCCGGCACGGCGCCGGGTGGTGGGCGGACGACGACGGCCGCATCCGCGTCCCCTGCGGCACCGTGGAAGCGCTCGGAGCGCACCGCGGATACGGCGAGACCTGCCAGGTGTGCGAGGCCGCAGAAGCCGCCACCATCGCAGCGCAGCGCCGGGCCGCGCTCGAGCGGGAGCACAGCCGCCCGAGGGGCGGCAGCCGCCGCGGGTACGAGCTGCACCAGCTGCTCGACGAGGAGCCGTGCGTGCCGTGCACGAAGGGCGCGCGGATGTCGGCTGCGATCCGGGCGGCGAGGTCGCGGGGGAAGACGTCGCGCCCGGCCCCCGGTCTGGCGCTCGCGTCATGACCGCCCTGGCGCTCCTCGGCGCGCTCCTCGGCGCGCTCGCCCTGCCCCCAACCCGCCGCCGCCGTAAGGCGCGTGCCGCCGAGCAGGCCGCCCGCCCGCACTCCGTCCACGCCGCCACCGCCGCACAAGATGCCGCCGCCCTACTGGCCGCCCGACTCCACGAGGAGCAACACCGTGCCTGAGATCCCTGAACCTCGGAACCACGGCGACGTCTGGCACCCGGACGGCCGCTGCGGGTACTGCGACGGCCGACGCACCGAGGCCCTGAACGCTTTCTTCGCGGAGCACCCGGAGCAGCTGCCGGAGATCATCGTCCGCCCTTGCGGCGTGGGTCGCGGCTCCCCGGACGTCTGCCGCTCGCACCCGTCCTGCACGTGCGGAGCGATGGCGTGACCGGCCCGTCGTCCACTCCGCGCGGCGAGCGTCCCGGCCGTCCCGGCACCACATGGGAGACCCGCCTCGTCGTCGTCGAGACCGTCATCCCCGACGACGCCCCCGACGACGCACCGACGACGCCCCCACCCAACCGCGCCACCCGCCGCGCCCTCAACCGGAAGAAGAACCGCCGTGCCTGACCACTACGCCAAACTCACCCGCGCCGTCGTCGAGATCGGGACGCAGCTCCGACGCCTCGCAGACGCCCCGACGACGCCCGTCGCCGACGCCGCCGCGACGACGTGCAGCGCGCAACACCATTGCTTTGACCCCATCCGCGACTGCATCCGCGCCGCTCACCACACCGGCCTGGACCACGTGGACGAGCACGGCTTCCACTGGTCGGACACCGTGGCCGTCTACCCCATCGCCGCCGCCCCGACGACGACGCCCGTCCCCCTCGCGACGCCCTGCGTGCGCTGCGGCCACGCCCGCAACTGGCACGAGCCAGGCGAGCAGTGCACCGTCACAGCAGGAGAGAACGGCTGCGGCTGCCAGCAGTTCACCGCCCACCTCGAACCCGTCAGCAACGACGAGGCCGCCCTCCGCGGCGCCCGCCGCGACAGCCTCCTCATCCTCCTTTCCCGGGCAGGGCGCGGCGTCCTCACCCCCGACGAGGGCGTACTCCTCCGCCAGCACGTCGAAACGGAGATGCGCGACGCAGACACCGCCCGCGCGGAACGAGACGACTGGGCAGGCCGCTGCGGCGAATCAGACGCCGAGGCAGACATCGCGCAGCGCCGTGCCGACCAGGCCGAGGATCTGCTCCGCGTGGCACACGAGACGTCGAACCGCTCCGAAGCAGAACGCGCCGCCGCCGTACGGAACGCCGAGCAGGCCGACGCCGTCACCGCCGAGACGAAGCGGCTGATGGAGCGCCGCACCACCACCCTGCGGAAGCGCGCCGAGCAGGCCGAGGAGCAGCGCGACCAGCTGGCCGCCGCCATCGAGCGGGTGCGCGCCCTCGTGGCTGGCATCGCCCACCCCACCTCTGCCGGGATCAAGGAGTACGACCTCGGCCGCCACGAGATGGCGACTGCCGTGGTCATTGCCCTCACCGAGCCTCAGTAGCGCGCCGTCCTCCAGCCGCCGGCCGCCGAGGAGCAGTCCGACCCGACCACCATCAAGGAGCAGTGACCCATGACCACATCGACAGACGCGATCCTCGCCTACGGCTACAACCTCGGCGGCGACGAGGACACATGGCAGATCCGCGAGGCAAGCGAGTACGGCGAACTCCCCGCCCTCGACTGGCTCGACGAAGACGACTTCCAGGCCGCCGCGGAACGCCGCCTCCTCGCCGAGGTCGCCGGATTCACCGAGGAGTGGCAGGCCGGGGTAGACGGCTACTTCGAGCGCAGGCGCGCGGCCGAGGCCCGCCTCGGCGTCCAGTTCGAGACCTACTGCTCCGGCAGCTACCCCATGTTCATCCTCGCCGCCCACGTCACCACCGTCCGGCGCGGCGCGTGCAAGGAGGTCGACCCGCTCGACCTTCAGCAGCGCCCGAAGCAGCAGGCGTGGGACGCGAAGTTGGACGCCGCCGTGAAGGCACTCGGGCTAACGCCGACGCAGGAGCGTCCGCGCTGGCTGCTCTGCTCGTACTGGGGCTGACGACGCCCGTTGACGCAGGCCAGACGCCCCGCCGCCCACCCGGACGACGGGGCGTCGTCGCATCTACCGGCCCTTACTGATCTGCCACGCCCGCGACCGATCCACCCCAAGCACCGCCCCGATCTCCGGGAAATCCATGCCGGCCTCGTTCATGGCGATCACGGATTGCTGCCGGATCTCCTTCAACAGCCGGTGCAGGTCCGGCCACTCGCGCAGCAGGTCAGTGGCCGCCCGCGCCCTGTCCGCAGCGTTCGGCATGCCCTCGATCTTCAGCAGCGCACGGCGTACGTCCTCAGCAGCTCCCACAACCGCACCTCCCGAACCGGAGAGTAGGCGTGCAGAGATCTCCCGTGAGGAGTACCCTCCACACGTGATGGGTACCCATCACCGCGTCACGACGGTCCCGACGGCCCCGACGACGCCCCACAACTGAACGACCCCCGCAGGCGCTGCGAACGCCGAACGGGGGTCTGACCACCGGAGAGTGACCTCCATGGCTGACCAGCAGCCTACCCGCGCCCGCCGTATTGGCGCCCCCATCCGCATCGCCTGGGGCCTCGTCCTCGTCATGATGCTCGCCGCGGCCGCCTGGTCCATCAGCGGCAAGCTCATCGCCTGGGGCATGACCCCGAAGCTGGCCTGGGCCCTGTCCCTGATGTTCGACCTGGCCGGCCTGATCTGCGCCGAGTACGCACGCCGCGCCATCGAACGCGGCAGCCCGGCCGGCCTGGCCCGCCTCGCGATCTTCGGGTTCGTCGTCGTGTCCGGCGCCCTCAACTACAGCCACGGCCACCAGATCGGCGGCCTCGTCGGCGGCCTCGGCCTGGCCTCCATCTCCGCTGCGGTGGAGCTGCTGTTCGAGCTGCACCGCCGTGACGTCCGCGACGAGCAGCGCGCAGACCGCGGCCTCATCGCCGAGCGGATGCCCCACATCCCGCTCCTCGGCTGGCTGATGTTCCCCCGCCGGTCGTGGCAGACGATGCGCGGTGCGGTCGGTGCGCGGCTCGATGTGCTGGACCCGGTGCAGCGCCCGGTGCCGACGCCCGTCGTCGAGCGCGTCGCCCCGCCCGTCCAGCGCGTCGAGGAGGCTCCCGTCCCGGAGCTCCCGCCCGCCGAGGAACAGCCGACCACGCTCATCAAGTACCGCGACCCGCGGTGCGCCGTCCTCCGGCCCCTCTACAACGAAGGCACCCGGCCCGGCACCGCGACCATGCGCGCCGCACTCCAAGCCGCCGGACACGGACGCGTCGGCGACTCCACGATCCGCGGCACCCTGCGCCAGGAGATCGAGGAGCACGAGCCGCACCTGAAGGCCCTGCCGTCCGCGATCGACCGCACCGCGTAGGCCGCCGTGTCCGTCGTCGGCCTGCTGTTCGCGTTCGCGGCGCTTGGTGCGCTGCTCGGTCTCGCCGTCATCACGGCCCACGACGTCCCGCCCGTCCTCGGGACCGTCGCCCTCATCGTCACCCTCGCCGCCCTCGGCGCGGCCATCCTCCACTGAGGACCCCCGTGAACATCACCACGTACAACGTGCTCTCCCTCGGCGGCGTCACCGTCGGCCTGTCCATCCTCGGCTGGGTCATCACCCAGTGGTGGATGAGCAACAAGAAGAAGAACCTGAAGGCGTTCCTGAAGCTGGTCCCCTTCCTGCTCTGCGCCTCCTACGGCATGGTCCTCGTCCTCTCGGCCGGCGGTCTCCTCGGCGCCGGAGCCGACTGGACCATGTGGGGCACCAGCGAGATCGGGAACGCTGCCCTCCAGTACGGCGTGGGCGGCGGCACTCCGGCCGTCACCCGCGGTTCGAACCTCGTCCTGTCCGACGGCGGGCATGCGGTCGTCATCATCGCCACCGTCTGCCTCATCGCCGCGTGGGCGCTGCGCCGCGGCTTCCGCTGGGACTTCCTCCTCGCCGTTGTCTGCGGCATCAGCCTGGGCCTGTCGTCCGGCATCGCGGGTGCTGCGGGGTACGTCCTCTCCCCGGTCGTGTCCGGCGCCGGTGACGCCGTGGTGGGTCTGCTGTGAAGGCGCGGACCGTAGCGGTGTGGGGCCGCCTGTGCCTCGGCACCGGGCTCATGTTCAACCGCCTGGAGGACGCGCTCGACGCGTCGTCCGGGTGGGGTCTGCTGGGCCGGATCGGTGGCGGGCTCGGTGGGGTGTGGCTCCTCGACGGGGTCGTGTCTCGTCAACCGGCGCTGGTGTACGGGCTGCCGGTCGTGTGGCTGTTCGCGGCGTGGCGGGTGTCCGATTCGTCCGCCACTCCCCCGCCGAGAGGGGTTGGCCCCCGATCGGACGTTGATGCAGATCAGGCGCGTAAAGCGGCGAGAGTGGCTACGGACCCGAACGGGGTTATGTGCATCCTCCATCCGGTTGGGGAGGAGGTGACTGAGCGATGATGCTGCGTCTCCTCGCTGCCCTCGGATTCGACGTCCAGGAACGCCCCTACTGCCCGACGTGCGGCGGCCACTACCCGCCCCACAGCCACTGACGAGAGGATGAACCCATGAACGACACGATGCAGATCATCTTCGGAGTGGCTGGCCTCCTCGGCGGCCTGTCCGGCATCGCGGGCGCACTGGTGGTCTGGCGCGGACAACGCGGCGCTGTCCGACCCCCGCAGTAGCCTGACCGCATTCCACCCGCGCTCGCTGGCTGCGGCGCTGCTGAGACCGAAGCCCCTGCCGAACGGTCCCCCGTCGGCAGGGGCTTCGCCATACCCTGGCCCCCACACCACGCCAGTCCTTGGGGGGACCATGCGCCACACCACCGCTGCGGCCGCCGCCGTGCTGCTCCTCGCCCTCACCGCCTGCTCGACCACCGCCGACAACCCGCCGAGCAGCGCGTCGCCGAAGGCCGGCCAGAACGCGTCCACCGAGCAGCCCGCCGACGACGGCAAGGAGCAGCTGGAGAAGTCCGTACGCGACTACACCGCCGCCCTCTTCAGCGGCAACGAGAGCGGCTACGACCTGCTCTCGGGCCGCTGCCAGAAGCAGATGCCCAAGACCACATGGGTCACGATGGCCAAGACCGCCCACCAGCAATACGGCGCGCAGAAGGCCACAGGCATCACGGTCGACCAACTGTCCGGGGACCTGGCGCGCGTCAGCTACGGCGCCGGCAACATCCCGCAGTTCGAGCGTGAGGGACAGTCGTGGTTGCGTGAGGGCGGTACGTGGCGTTGGGACGCGTGCCCGTCGACCAACTGACGCCCGTCGTCGGGGGGTGTCACCGCACCCCCCAAGATCCTGGCCGCCCGATTTTTCGTACCTTCCCACCAGGGAGGTACGGGCATGGCGACCAAGACCAACGAGGACATCGGACGCGAGCGTGAGGACGTCGTCGTCGTCCTGCGTACCCGCGACCGGCTCACGTTCCGCGAGATCGCGGCCGCCCTCGAATGCGACGTCAAGAACGTCCACGAGGCGTGGAAGCGCGGCCGGGCCCGCCAGCACAAGGAAGCCGCCGAAGCGTTCGGTGCGTACGTCGGCGAGCAGCTCGCCACCTGCCAGACCGTCATCGACGGCCTCATGCCCGTCGTCCTCCGCGGTGACGCCAACTCGGCGAAGGCTGGTGAGGCGATCGTCCGCGCGATGGACCACGAGGCCAAGTTGCTCGGCCTGTACGCCCCCGTCCGCGCGTCCGTCACCGTCACCGACGAGATGACCGAACGGGTCAAGGCCCTCGCCGCCGAGCTGGCCGAGCTGTGACCACGGACCTGGACGCGCGCCTGGCCGCCCTGTCGCCGCCCGAGCTGGAGCTCCTCGAGGAGGAGCTGCGGGCGCGCCTGTGGCAGAAGCGGTGGAACAAGTGGACGCCGTACCCGTGGCAGGTCCCGCCCGACGAGATTCCCACCATGGGCTGGTGGCTCCAGCTCGGCGGGCGTGGCACCGGGAAAACGGACGGCTGCGCCCGCTACATGGTCGAGCACGTCAACGGCCCCGCCTGCGACCCGCGTCTCCGCGGCGGGCACCGCATGGCGATCGTCGCCCCGACACAGGGCGACGCCGTCGAGGCCTGCGTCAACGGCCCGTCCGGGCTGCGCGCACATGACCCGCGCGTCGTGCTGCGGACGACCACGGGCGGCACGTTCGCCAAGTGGCCGTCCGGGGCCGAGGCGAAGCTGTTCGGGGCCCACTCGCCGGACGACATCGAGCGCCTGCGCGCGGGTGGTAACCGGTGCCTGGTGTGGATGGAGGAGGCCGCGGCGCAGCGACGGTTGAAGGAGGCGATCACCCACTCGGAGATGGGTCTCCGCATCGGCCCGAACCCCCACTACATCGCGTCCACCACCCCCAAACCGCGCACCGAGATCATCGAGCTGACGAAACGCGCGGACGTCATCATGACCAAGGGCCGCACCCGCGATGCCATCCACCTGCCGCAGGAAATGCGCGACTTCCTCGAACAGAAATACGCCGGCACCAGGTTGGAGAAACAGGAACTCGACGGCGACCTACTCACGGACATCGAAGGCGCTCTGTGGAACCGGGCCCGGCTGGACGCCACCCGCGTTGGTGCGGCCCCGCCGATGGTGCGCATCGTCATCGCGATCGACCCGGCCGCGAAGGGCGGCGCCGAGTCGGACGAGATGGGCATCGTCGTGGCCGGCGTCGGCCAGTCGTACATCCCGGACCGGAATGGGTTCGCCCGCAGGCATGCGTACGTCCTTGATGACCTGTCGGGGCGCATGTCGCCGGAGGAGTGCATGCGGAAGGCGGCGCAGGCGTTCCACGCGTGGAAGGCGGACGCGGTCATTGCCGAGGTGAACAACGGTGGTGACTGGATCGGGACGACGCTGCGGCAGATCGACCGCACGGTCAACTACCGCACGGTGACCGCCACCAGGGGCAAGGCCACCCGCGCGGAGCCTGTGGCCGCCGTGTTCGACCAGCTCGCCGCGCACATCGTCACGTCGCTCCCCGAACTGGAGGAGCAGCTCGTGACGTGGGTGCCCGGCGACGACTCCCCCGACCGGCTTGACGCCATGGTGTGGGCCCTCACTGATCTCATGCTCGCCCCTGCGGGCAACATGGCCGGATAGGAGACGACGCAGATGGGACGCCTTGCCGACGCATGGGCAGGACTCACGAAGCGGTCCGCGCTCGACAGCGTGCGCGAGCAGCGGCCGGTGACCTTCGCCTCCGCCGACTACGCCCGCAGCCTCACCCTCGACCTTGACGCCGAGTCCCGCGGCTGGACCCATTCCGCCGTGGCGTACCGGTGCGTGGCGCAGATCGCCGACAACGGATCGTCGGTGAACTTGGAGATCACCCGCCCCGACGGGTCGGTGATCGACGGGCACCCGATCGCGCACCTGTTCAACAAGCGGCCGAACCCGCAAATGTCGTCGGCGCGTTCGCTGAAGTCGGTCATCCTTCAGCAGCTCCAGCTCTCCGGTAAGTCGTTCGCGTTCTGCTACCGCGGTGAGTCGCTCGACCCGGCCGCCGATGTGCAGGCCGTCTACCCGGTCTACGACGATGTGCAGGTGTTCGTGGCCCGCCGGAAGGACGATGACGCGCGGCCGCCGGACGTCATCGGGTTCGTCATCAACCGGGCCGACGGTGTCCGGGTGCCGGTCCTGCCGGACGAGATGCTGTGGTTCCGGTATCCGCATCCGTTCGACCCGCTGCTGTCCGTCGCCCCGTGGAAAGCGGCGCGGCACGCCGTGGATGTGGACGCGTTCGCCCGTGAGTGGCAGCGCTCCAGCCTGGAGAACGGGGCGCAGCCCGGCGGCGTGGTCTACCTCGGCGAGATGGAGCCGGAGGCTTTCGCCAAGGCCAAGGCGTCGTTCCGCTCCACGGTGGAGGGCCCGGCGAACGCGCGCCGGCACCTGCTCGTTGCGTCGCCGCCCGGGTCGTCCGGGAAGCCGATCGAGTACGCGCGCCTGGGCCTGACCGCCGAGGAAGTGTCGTACCTGGAGACCCGGGTGCAGTCGGCCGAGGAGGTGATGTTGGCGTTCGGTGTGCCGCGTGACCTGCTCATGGGCGGTGCGACGTATGAGAACCGGGCCGCGTCCAAGACCGCCTTGTGGTCGGACAAGATCGTGTCCGACCTGGAGATCATGTCGTCAGAGATCGATCGGGTCCTCCTCCCCTCCGACGCCGAGAACGCAGGCTTCGACCTGTCCGGTGTCGAGGCCCTGCAAGAGGCGCAGGACTCGGTAGCCACCCGGCTGCGGTCCCTGGTGTACGCAGACATTGCGATGATCGACGAGGCGCGCGCCGCTGTCGGCTGGGATCCGCTCCCGGGCGGGATCGGCGAGCAGACCCTCACCCCGTACCGGTCGCAGTGGGCACCGGTACCGGGCGCACCGTCCGGCGACGAGGAGCGGTCGTGGCTGGCCGACTTCTCCCGCATCCCCGCCCCGCAGCCGGACGTGGCCACCCTGGTGCGGCAGGCCGTCGCCGAGGCCGTGCCCGCCGTCGTCGCCGCGTTGACGCAGGCAGACGCCCGCACGACGCCTCGTCGTCTGGAGCTGACGCGCGCCGACGACGCCCCGTCGTCGCCGTCGGTGGACGAGATCAACCAGACGTACGACGAGCTGGAGGCCGTCGGCCGGCGCGCCGTGCAGGCCCTCGCGAAGGAGCAGGCCGCCCGGGTGCTCAGGGACTTCGACCGGCTGATGAACAAGCCCGAACGATCCGCGGCGTGGCTCGGTGAGGTGCGGGACCAGTCGGCCGCCCTCGCCCGCGAGCAGCTGCTCACCCTCGCCCCGCCCGACCTCGACGTCGTACCGGCGGCCCGCGCCACGGGCATGGACATTGCTTCGGGCTCCGACGGCTGGGAGCAGCGCATCCGGCTGCGGGAGATCTTCGACGGCGGGTACTGGCGCCGCCAGACGGCGAAGGTGCTGCGCCCGTTCGTCGAGCGGGCATGGCGCCGAGGCGGCGTCAGCATCACGCCCAGCTTCGACCTGGACGAGCCGGACGTGTCCCGCGCCCTGCGGCAGCGGGTCGACGAGCTGGCCGGGCAGGTGACCGCGACGACCGAGCAGGTGCTCCGCTCGCAGCTGCTGGCGCACGGCGTCGCCGAGGGCGAGTCCGTGCCCGAGCTGCGGGCCCGGATCCAGCGGGTGTTCGCCGAGCTGGGCGACTACCGCGCGACGATGATCGCCCGCACCGAGACCGTCGGCGGGTACAGCGCCGCCAGCCACATGGCCGCCGCCGAAGCCGGGGCCGTCCGCAAGACATGGCTGTCGACGGACGACACCCGCACCCGCCGCACCCACCGTGCCGCGCAGGGCCACTCGGTGCCGATGGATCAGCGGTTCGCGCTGACCGAGTCGCGCTGGCCGGCCGACGCCACGGCCCCCGCCAGCCAGAGCATTCAGTGCCGGTGCGCGTTGACCTATGAGTTCGAGGAGAACTGACGTGGCAAACTCCGCCCGCCCCGTGAACTACTTCGACACCCGGTGCCCCAGCGGCAGGCACTACGGCCATCCCGGCCTCACGTGTGAGCAGATCGGTGACCGTGAGTGGGACCCGATCACCGGCTACCTCACGGAAGCCGAAGCCGCAGCCAACCCGCCCCAGTTCACCGGCATCGCCCACCTCGCTGCGAAGGAGTCGTGACCGTGCCCACCCTCATGAACGGCGAAATGCCGTGCGTCCTCCAGGCCGCCGGGATGGAGCAGTACACCGGCGCCTACCGGCCCAAGGGCGTGCCGCTGCGCGAGGTACGCCGCGGCCCGTACGACGGCACCCGCGCTGCCGTGCTGCTCACGAACGGGGAGCCGCCGAAGTCGCTGTCCTTCAAGGGTGGACGGTTCGTGTACGAGCTGGACTCCGTACTCAACGGCCAGGCCACGTACCGGTACGCCCCCAAGCTCTCCCCTCTGCACCGCCAGTTGATGGACAGCGTCGCCGAGGCCTACGCCGAGCACGCGCTCACGAAGGGAACCCCGTGATGGACCTGGAACTCCGCACCCTCGACACCGTGGAGTGGCGGCTCGACGACGACGCCGAAGGCACCTTCGAGGGCATCGCCTGCCGCTTCAACAAGGTCGACTCCTACGGCACCACCTTCCACCCCGGAGCCTTCCGCAAGGGCGGCCTCGATAAGAAGCCGTACAGCCTGCTGTTCATGCACGACCCCACCCGCCCCATCGGCACCTTCCGGGCCGAGGAGCGTGACGACCACCTGTTCATCACCGGCCGGTACGACGACACCGCCGCCGGCCAGGACGCCCGTGCCATGGCCCGCTCTGGGTCGGCGCCGGAGCTGTCCGTGGGGTTCGTGCGTACGGACCTGCCCGACTGGAAGAAGCTGGCCGAGCTGTCGGAGGAGGACTTCGCCGAGAAGATGAAGAACATCCGCGGCGCCCGGCTGGTGGAGACGTCGCAGATCACGGCACGCATGGCCGCGGTGCCCGGCAGCAAGCTGAAGACCGTTCGGGCCGCGCTCGGCGCCCTGTACGAGGAGCAGCCCGGTACGCGGCTTGAGGAGCAGGTGGCGGCCGAGCGGGTACGGCGGGCTGCACAGATCCGGCGGGCGCGGGCGGCTGCGCTGCTCGGTCTGGCCTCGGCGGGAGGCGCGTGATGGGCCGCTTCCGCAGCCGTGCGCAGTGGCGGTGGGCCTTCGCGAACCGGATGCCGTGGGCCCGGAAGTGGGCGCACCGCAACCAGAACTCGCAGCCGTACCGGGCCCTTCCGCGCCGGTCCCGTCGCGGCCGACGACGCAGCTAGACGGGCGTCACCGCACCCCCTGACGACACGCCCCACATCATTCGATCTACCCTCGCCGCATCCGGGGCACTGACCGGACGTAAAAGCCCAGTGCATCGCCGGGCGCGCTCCACCGGCCGTGACAGACGGACGCAGACACCCAGACATCTGGGCGGCTGCGAGCCGTCCACGAACCGGAGGGGGCGTCATGCCGACCCTGCTCGAGGAGCGCGCGGAGATCGAGGCGCAGCTCGCTGACCCCGACTTCGCCGGAGACGAGGACGAACTCCTCGCCCGTGCTGCCGACATCACCGAGAAGATCAAGAAGGCGAACGCTCGCGCTGAGGCGCGCCGCACCCTGCTCGCCTCCAACCCGCCCGAGCCCGGCGGAGGTGAACCGCAGCCGCAGCAGCGGCAGGACCGTCCGGGCGAGCAGCCCGAGCAGCGCGGCGGACACGTCCCCGTCCTCGACATGGCCGAGCGGTTCGTCAAGGCCGACGGTCTCGCCTCGTTCCGGTCCAAGCTCAGCGGTCAGGTCCGCGTAGAGGCGACCGACCTCGACACCCGCGCGCTGGTCACCACGACCACCTACCCGGTCACCACGACCCGCGTCCCCGGCGTCCTCCGGGAGCCCGAGCGCACGTTCCGTGTCGCCGACCTCCTCGACCGGCAGACCACCAGCGGCGGCGCGATCGAGTACGTCCGCGAGCTCCTGTTCACGAACAACGCCGCGGTCGTCGCTGAAGGTGCCGCAAAGCCCGAGTCGAGCATCACGTTCGACACGGTCAGCACCACCACCAAGACGGTGGCGCACTGGCTCAACATCACCCGCCAGGCCGCCGACGACGACGGCCAGCTCATGGGCTACATCCGCGGCCGGCTCACCACGGGCCTTGAGCTGAAGATCGACGGCCAGGTCCTCAACGGCGACGGCTCCGGCAGCCAGCTCCAGGGCATCATGACCGCCACCGGCGTGCAGGTGTACAGCCCGGCCGTGGCCGAGGAAGCGGACTCGAACCTGATCCGGCTCCGCAAGGCCCGCACGCTGGTGGAGCTGTCGGAGCGCACCCCCGACGGCGTGATCCTCCACCCGGTCGACTGGCAGAACGTCGAGCTGGACACCGACGACACCGCGCGTTTCCGCGTCGTCAGCAACGTGCAGGAAGTGGCGCCGGCCCGGATCTGGGGCATGCGCGTCATCTCCACCACCGCGATGACGCAGGGCTCGTTCCTGGTCGGCGGGTTCCGTGAGGGCGCCACCCTCTGGGAGCGGCAGGGGATCACGATCCTGATGACCGACTCCCACGCGAGCAACTTCACCAGCAACATCCTCACGCTGCTGGTCGAGGCCCGCCTCGAAGTGGCTGTCCACACCCCCAGGGCTTTCGTCAAGGGGACGTTCGGCGACCCGACTCCGTAGTCGGCGCCCTCTATCCACGACGAGCAGACGGGAGACAGCAGTCATGGCAACACGCAGCAGCAAGAGCAACGACGAGCAGCCCCAGGCCACCGTCCGGCCGCAGCAGTACAGCGGCGGCGAGGGCTGGGAACTCGGCCAGACCGCCCCGGAGGACCGGTTCCGGCAGATCGACGACGACGGGAACTTCATCGGCGAAGCCACCACGTCCACCAAGGGCGGCGGCCGGTGGGTGCAGGTCGTCACCAAGGGCTCGCCCATCACCCGGGACGTCCTGCGCGGCCTGGCGCCGGCCGACACGGAGCAGCCCGCTGAGGGCGGTGCCTGATGACGCGCCGCTTCACGGCCGCCGAGGGGTGGAAGGAAGGCGACCCGGCCCCGGCCGACGCCTTCCGCGCCCTCGGCGACGACCGGTCTACCCCGGTCGGGCCGGTCCTCGACAGCCACCCGGGCGGGTACGCGCGTCGTGTCGTCGCCCGGGGGGAGACCGTGACGTCGGAGATGCTCGCCGAACTGCGGGGCGCTCCGGCCGCTGAGCCGGACGAGCAGGCCGCGTCCTCCTCGAAGGACGAGGGCTGACCCATGGCGTACTGCTCCGTGGAAGACGCGAGGGAAGCGGGCTGCACCGGCACTGACGCCGAAGTCGGCGCGTGGATCGCCGCTGCCACGGAGCGGATCACCGCCTACACCCAGCAACTCTTCGAGCCAACCCCCCTGGTGGTGGTGGCGGACGTCGGCGCGGATGGACTGGTCATCCTTCCGCGCCGCGTCCGCTCGGTCACCACCGTGACGCCCGTCGACGACGGCGACGACGCCCCGTCGCTCCCGTCGTCGGCATGGCGCGTCACCTCGGCCGACACCCTCGGCCAGATCGACGCCGTGCGCGTCGCGGTCGGAGGCTACGACGACCTGATCGCCGGGGCCGAGTCGTACAACGGCGGCTGGGCTGGCCTGTTCGGCTCGTACTGGAGCCAGCAGGTGAAGGTCACCGGCACGTTCGGGTACGAGGCTGTGCCGCTGCTGGTGGGCAAGGCGTGCGCGCTGCTCGCCGCGCACATGCAGGCCAGCGTTACCCCGTCCGATGCCGACGCCGCGCAGGACCCGGGCCTGGACGTGGACGACGAGGGCAACAACGTCCGCATCGAAGACGACGCCGAGACGACGCCCGTCGCCCCGTCGTCGTCGACCGGATCGACGCAGGTCGACGCCCTCCTCGTCGGCTACATGAACACCGCCTACGCGCTGATCGGCGGTGTGTGATGGCAGGCATCTCCGGCAGCTTCTCCATGGATGCCCGCGAGTTCGAGCGCGGCCTGCGCCGCTGGGCCGGCCGTCTGTCCCGCGAGTCGAAGGAAGCTACCCGCCGTACCGGCATCCGCGTCCAGAACGAGGCGAGGCGCCGCGCACCGGTCGACACCGGCCGGCTGCGCTCCAGCATCGTGCACCGCGTAGAGGAGCGGGGCGCCCGGTTCTATGACGTGTCGGTGGGCACGAACGTCAACTACGCGGAGGACGTGGAGAAGGGCACCCGCCCGCACCGTATCTACCCGCGCAAGAAGAAGGCCCTGTACTGGCCGGGCGCGATGCACCCAGTCGCGTACGTCGACCACCCGGGCACCCGGCCACAGCCGTTCCTCGAGCCCGCCATCGCGATGGCCGATGCGTGGCTGCGCGAGGAGCTGGCCCGCGCCGGACGGCGGGTCCGCTGATGGCCGCCACCAGCGAGGGCGCCATCAAGGCGTACCTGGAAGCACTCGGTAGCGGCGTTCCGTTCTTCCGCGACGGCCCCCGCCCCGGGCAGGCCACGCCGTACGGCCTCATCGAGCAGCAGGACATCACCGTCAACCGGGCCGCGAACGGCGACTTCGGCGACCAGACGGCCGAGGTCAACGTCACCGAGATCCTCACCGTCGACATCGTCCAGACCGCACGCATCAAGACCGGCCCCACCACCACGAAGAACGCCGAACGCTACGGCCTCGCTGAAGTCCTCGCGAAGGCCCTCCACGGCTGCCAACTGCCCGCTGCGCCGTTCCCTGTGACCGCCGTCAAGGTCCGCGACATCGACCGCTTCCCCATCACCGACAACCGGATCCGGCACTCGATCACCGTCGAGGTGCACCGGCCGCTGCGACTCACCGAGGTGATCCCCGCATGACCGACGTCGTCTACGTCCAGCTCGACCGCGACCAAGCGATCCAGAACCTGGGCTCGCACTGGCCGGTGCCGGCCGACGCCACCGTCCTGCGCTGCCCGGCGCCGGGTGGTGTCACAGACGGCGCGGTCGTCATCTACGAGCGGCCGGGACGCCCGGGTGTGACGTGGTGGCTGGTCGACTCGATCCTCCCGCCGCAGGGTGCGGGGACGCCGGATGAGCACCTTGCGTCGCTGGTCCCCGAGTCGGAGCTGATCGTCCCGGAGCCCGTGGAGGACCCGCTCCCGCCCGACCAGGACGGCATGTCCGTCACGGACGCCCCGTCTGACCGCCCGTCCGGGCCGAACCCCGGCACCAGGAAGGAATGAGCCCCATGCCTATCTCGCGAGTGACAAAGCTGTACGCGGTGGAGGACGCCAAGGTCTTCCCGCTGCTCGCCGACCCGGAGGGCGGCACCCCGGCCTACGGTGCGGGCATCGACGTGCCCGGCATCAAGTCGATGGAGATTTCCGGCGACATCGAGGTCAAGGAACTTCGCGGCGACAACCGGCTCCTTGACTCCGACTCGACGCTCACGAACGTCACGGTGGCGTTCCCGCACGCCAAGCTGTCCCTGGACGTGATGGCCGCACTCCTCGGCGGCACGGTCACCGACGCCGGCACGACACCGGCTCAGTCCACGTCGTGGGACCTGGACTCGGATGCGCGGCCGCTGCCCTTCAAGCTCGTCGGGAAGACTCCGACCGGCGGCTCCGACCAGATCGGCGGCGACGCGCACTTCACCCTCTGGAAGTGCATCCTCGCGTCCTTCCCGGGCGTCGGCCTGGCGGAAGAGGACTACCGCACGATCGAGAACGAGGCGCGCGCCGTGCCGCTGATCTCGACCGGCAAGTGGCTCACCGTCTCCATCAACGAGACCGCCGTAGCGATCCCGACAGCCGCCACCCCGTGATCCCCGGGCGGGCGGCGCCCTTCACCTCGCCGCTCGCCCGGCCCCCATTCGCAGGCCGAAACCCGGCACTCACGTAGGGACACACCACCATGACCACTGCCACACCCCTGACCGCACTCGGCCAGGAAATCCGCTTCGCCGACGGCACCACCGGCCGCCTCCGCTTCAGCCTCGGCTCGATGGCCCTCCTCGAGCAGCGCTACGGCGGACTCGGCGGCATCATCGGCATGTTCGAGAACCTCGACGGCGAAGCCCTCAACTCCGTCATCGTCGGCCCGCTGATCGAGGTCATCGGCGCCGGCCTCACGGGATCCGGCGGGTTCGTCCCGCACGTCACCGAGCGCGTGACGACCGTCCGCGAGGAAACCCCCGACGGCCGCAAGACATCGCGGGACGTGCGGGAGGTCACGGCCGTGCGCTACGTCCGCCAGAAGGACCGCGCCGAGCTCGGCGACCTCCTCGACTTCCGCGACATCAACAGCCTGATCGACGCCTTCCAGGCCGCGTTCGCGGAGGCGTTCCCGCAGGGGGAAGGCATGGCCCCGGCGGGGCCGTACACGGACGTGACACTGCCGGACACCTTCCGTGGGACGAGCTCTACTACGTCGGCACCGTCACCCTCCGCCGCAGCGACGCCGCTTTCTGGGAGCTGACCCTCGCCCAGCTCATGACCCTCGTCGCGCAACACCGCATCGCCCAAGGCGGCGAGACCGCGAAACCTGCCGAACCTGCCGACGGGGCCAGCCTGCTCAGCTTCGCCGCGATGCGCCGCACCTGAAAGGAGGTGACCGATGTCGACACCCTCCGGAGACCCGGACCTCACCGGACGGCTACGCCTCGACCTGTCCGGCCTCATCTCCGGCCTCCAACGGGCACGCACCACCACCCGCCGACAGATCGACGGCCTCGTCCGCGACGCCAACGGCCGCCTGCGCGACGCCAACGGCCGATTCGTCTCCGAAGTCCAACGGAACACGCGCACCGTCGGCAGCTTGTTCTCGTCACTCGGCACCGGGATCCGGCAGATCGCCACGACGATCGTGTCGGTCGGCGCGCGGATGGCCGGCAGCTTTGCCCTCGCCGGGGCCGCGATCGGCGGCGTCCTACCGATCGTCGCCGGGCTGGTCGCCGCCCTCTCCAACATCGCGCCCGCGGCCGCCGTCGGCGTGTCCGCGATGCTCGCCATCCAGTTGGCCGCTGGCACGCTGAAGCTGGCGATGGTCGGCGTCGAGGACGCCATCTCTGCCGCGCTGGATCCAGAGGGCGCGGAAGCATACGCCGAGGCGATCAAGAAACTGTCGCCGGAGGCCAGGAAGTTCACTGACGTCCTGCGCGAGATGGCCCCGGAGCTGGACGAGTTCCGCCGGCAGGTGCAGGACCGGGTGTTCGCCGACTTCAGCACCGAACTGACGAAGACCGCCAAGTCCGTACTGCCAAGCCTCAAGCAAGCTCTGCTCGACACCGGCGACAGCCTCAACGCCATGGCCAAGGGCGTAGCCGAATCCGCCCGCGACCTCAGCGACCGGGGCATTTTCGGGAAGGCTCTCGACTCGGCCACCACCTCCCTGGAATCCATGGAGCAGGTGCCCGGCCGGATCACCACGTCGCTCGGCTTGCTGGCCGCAGCGGCCGGCCCGTCGCTCGAGCGGATCGCGAAGAAGGCCGACGAGGTCAGTGTCCGTATCACCGACTCCCTGGTCCGCTCCTTCGAGTCCGGCGACCTGGAACGCTCCATCGACGGCGCCGTCGACCTGTTCAAGCAGCTCGGCCGCATCGTCCGCAACATCTTCGACGGCCTCAAGAACATCATCGGCGGCGTCACGCAAGAAGCGGGCAGCCTGTTCTTCATCCTGGAAAGGCTGTCGGAGGCTTTCGAGCGGCTGACCGCCTCGAAGGAATTCCAATCCATCCTCCGCGAGCTGGTCCAGACAGCGGATGAGCTGGTGAAAACCGTCCTTCCGCTGCTGAAGGAAGCGTTCGCCCAGCTCGCCCCCGTGATTGAGGAAATCGGGCCGCCGCTGCGGGACTTCATTCGGGAAGTCGGCCCGGAATTGAAGCCGCTCCTTCAGGAGCTCGGCCCGATTTTGAAAGACCTCGCGATCATCTTCAAGGAACAGCTTCCGTTCGCGATCGAGTTCACGAAGGCAGCGATCCAGACGCTGACGTTCGTACTCGGCATCGTTCACTGGCTGCTGCAAAACATCGTCATCCCGGCCGTGAAGGCAGTCGCTCGCGTCCTGAACAGCGACTTCGTCAAGGCCCTCGCCTCCGCCTCTCGTGAGGCGTCGGCCAAGATCGGAGCGATTGCCCAGAAGTTCGAGCAATTCCGCTCAGCGCTGGCCAGCGTCCTACGCACGTCGGCCGGAAGACTCTGGGACTTCATCGGATCCATCGGCAGGTTTGCCCAGGGAATCGCCAGCTCAATGGGCGAAGTCATCAACATTTTCTGGGAAATCCCCGGAGCCATTCGCGCCGCCGTCGGCGACCTCGGCAGCCTGCTGTACAACTCCGGCCGGTCACTGATCGGCGGATTCATCTCCGGCATCATGTCCCGCATCGGCGAAATCGCGGCCGCCGCATCCGCTGCCGTCAACACCGCCCGCCAGTATTTCCCCTTCTCCCCCGCCAAGAAGGGGCCGTTCTCCGGCCGCGGCTGGACGCTCTACTCCGGCCAGGCCCTCATCCAAGGTCTCAGCGACGGTATCGCCAGCCAGATCCCCCGCCTACAGGCGCAGCTCGCGCAGCTCCCCGGCCTGCCCGACCTGGCCGGCGTGGTGAGCCGGATTCCGCAGGCAGGCACGGTCAACCCCGGTCCCAGCAGCGGGACGTCGGGGCCCGCTGGGCACACCTTCAACCTCTACGGGGCCGACGCGTCGCCGGACGGCATCCTGCGCGCCATGTCCTGGAACGCACTCGTGGGAGGCACCAGTGGCTAACGGCAAGCTGGGCCGTATCCAGTGGGACGGCCTCCTCTTCGGGCCCGGATCCCCGTACCACGTCACCACGATCGTCGGTCTCGACGACATGCCCGACGTGCGCGCCGAGGACGTCGAACGGCCCGGCCAGCACGGGGATTACACGGGCCCGGATTTCACGGCCGCGAGGACGATTCAGCTCGGCCTGTCGCTGATCGGCGACAGCCCGGACCATCTGCGGGAGCTGGTTCTCGCCCTGCGCGCCGCAACGCAGCCGCAGGCCAGCCCGGCACCGCTCGCTTTCCTCGACCAGGACACCCTGATCTACGGCAAAATCCGGCGCCGCAGCATCCCGTACGACGCCGAATACCTGTGGCGCACCGGCACCGCAGCCATCGAGGTGTACTGCGCCGACCCATACCTGTACGGGCTCGACGAGCGCAGCGACTCCACCACCGCCTACAGCCCCGCCGCCGGACGCACCTACCCGATGGTCCACCCCCGCACGTACGGCAGCGCGGGAGAGTCCGGCCGCATCACCGCCCTCAACGCCGGATCCAGCGACGCCTACCCCGTGCTCCGCATCGACGGCCCCGTCGCCAACCCCTCGATCGAGCAAGTGACGACCGGCCAGTCCCTCGTCATCGACGCCACCCTCCAACTCGGCGAATACCTCCTCATCGACACCCGCACCCGCGCTGTCCTCTACCAGGGCACCAGCCCCCGCCGCTCATGGGTCCGCGCCGGATCCACATGGCCACTGCTGCTGCCCGGCGAAAACGAGATCGCCTACCGCGGCGGCCCCGTGGGCGGCGGCGCCGGCACCCCATCCCTGCTCACCGTCACCTGGCGGGACACGAGCCTGTAAGGAAGGACCGCTGATGGCTGTCATCAACCCCCCGCCGTGGATGCAGGCTGGGTCGTACTCGGCCGCAACCGACCGGCTCGTCGTCACCAGCCTGCTCGCCTACCCCGGTTTCCTCGTGGACGAGGCGACCCCGATGCGGATCCGGCAGGGCGTCCGCCCCTCCTACCAAAACCAGCAGCTGAAGGTGAGGGCGGCCGCCACCCCGAACATGACGGTGATCGTCAGCGCGGGCATGTGTTTCATCGACAACCACGACAGCGGCGGCCGCGGTACGTACGTGTGCGTCAACGACGCCGACGTCGTCCTCACGATCGCGCCTGCGGGCGGCGCCGGGCAGTTCCGCAAGGACTGTGTCGTCGCGTCCGTCTACGACGCTGAGACCGCAGGCTCCGTCTCCGAGTGGCGACTCGAAGTGATCCAGGGCGCCTACGCGGCATCGGCTGGTGCGGCTGTGCGGCCGTCGCTGCCGCCGAACGCACAGATCTTGGCCGACATCGCGATCGGCCCGTCGCAGACCAGCGTGGCCGCAGCGAATATCACCGACATCCGCCAGTACAGCGTCGGCCTCGGCGGCATCCTGCCCGTCACGTCCTCGAGCGCGCCGAACCGCCCGCATCCGGGCCAGCTGCTGTACCTGATGGACACGGACGAGGTCCGCATCGGCAAGCTGGACGGCACTTCACGGGACATCACTGCGGACCCGCCGATGATGGTGGTGACGGGCGCGCCGAACCTCACCGCCCACGCCTCCACCTACTTCACCCTGCCGTTCAACGCGAAGGTCACCTCGTCGGGCGGCACGTCGTGGTCGTCATCGACAAACCCCAGCAGGATCACCGTCCCGAAGGCCGGCACGTACGCCGTCAACGGCCGGATCGTGTGGCCGGGAACGCTCACCGCCGAAGGCCGGGCAGAGGTGCGCGTCAACGGCGTGACGGGACTGTCCCGGTTCAACACCATGCGCGGCTCAACCGGCAACATGGCCAGCGTCGTCGCGGGCTACGAGGTGCTTCAGGCGGGCGACTACGTCGAGATCGCAGCGAACCAGAACAGCGGCGCGGCAACCGCGCTGCTCACCATGTTCGGTCTGCACCGGGTGTCGGGGGCGACCTCGTGACGACCGCCGTCGAGCGCCTGTTCACCCAGCCGCAGAACCTCGTGCAGCAGTCGGTGAAGCACACGTACACGTACCTGTTCTGCGACCTGGTAACGGACACGCTGCTCGCCGAACTGCCGTTGTCCGGGGTGCGGTACGGCAGCGTCCTCAACGGCATCGGCGCCATGACCGCACACGTTCCGTACGCCGCGGAGACCCTGCCGCTGGACCCGGAGGCCGCGACCGTCCCCGGCCGGACCGCGGTCTACGTGGACCGGGACGGCGTCATCGTGTGGGGCGGCATCCTGTGGACCCGCACCATTGCAGGGTCCGGCCGGGACATCGGGTGCTTGGAGTTCCCCTCGTACTACCAGCACCGCTACATCAAGCAGACGTTGAGCACGGAGGCCGGGCAGGTCACAGACCAGGACTTCGTACCGGACGGACAGCGGATCTGGCACGACCTGAAACACCAGGTGTGGGCCCTGCTGAGGTGGGCGCACGTCCAGCCGTACGGCTCCATCGGCATCGACACCAACGCGCTCACCGGCGCAGGGAGCGGCATCTCCCGCTCGGCCACCTACTACGGGTACGAACGGCCCGAGATCTACAAGACCATCCACGACCTGTCGCAGGCAGAGGACGGGTTCGACTTCGCCGTCGAAGTCGGCTGGACAGCGGCCGCCAACAACCAGCCGCCCGTGCGCTACAGGCGCTGGAAGCTGTGGTTCCCGCGCCGAGGCCGCCCGGCCTCCGAGTCGGGCCTCGTGTTCGCCCACGGCGGCCCCGCCTCCCCGATCGTCGACTACACATGGCCGGAGCCCGGCACCGAGCTGGCGACCGAGACTTCGGGCATCGGCGAGGGCGACGGCGAATCCACGCTCGTCCGTACAGCGCAGGCAACGGACCTGCTGGCCTCCGGCTGGCCGCTGTTGGAGGCGGTGACGAAGTACGACGGCGTCACGAGCGCAACCTCGTTGCAGGCGCTGACGAACGCCGATCTCAACGCCCGCTCGCAGGCGAGCGTGCAACCGTCGTTCACCGTCGAGGCCGACGCCGACCCGCCATACGGCAGCTACCAGCTCGGCGACGAGGCGCTGTTCGTCATCGACCCCAGCGTCCGCATGCCCCACGGCCGCGAGGGAGTCCTCCGCATCATCGGCATCGACGCCGAACCGTCCACCGGCCCGGAGCGCGTCACCCTCACCTGCGCGGCGGTGTGACATGCCCGCCTACGCATCGACCCCGAACATCGCGCAGCGCGTCGTCCGCCTGGAGGAGGAGCTCGCCCAGCTACGGCGCCGCTCCCAGCCTGTCCGCGACGAGGTGCCGGTGTTCCCGACGTCCGTGCAGGGGATGCCCGCGATGGACGACACCAGCTTCACGACGGCGTGGGAGACGATCCTCGCTCCCCGCACCGCGACGCTCAGCGTGGGTCTGGTGTTCATCGGCGACCAGGCCGGCAGTCCGCTGGTGAACACAGGCGGCCAGTGGCAGGTACTGCTCGGCAGCACGGTCGTCATGAGCGGATCCGTGGCCGCGACCTTCAGCTATCAGTTCGCCTCTCAGGAGCTGTCGCTCGCGGCCTACGCGAACGACTCCCAAGTCCAACTCCAGATCCAGACCCGGCGCACCAGCGGTGCAACGACCGGCGGCCGGTGGGGATTCGGCGGCTCAATCCTGATCGCCCCTCGCTACATCCGGCTCCTCTGAAAGGACCCTCATGGCCATCAAGCTCGTCTCTCGCGCGGCGTGGGGCGCCCGCGCCTACCGGCAGCCTTCCGGCGGGACGCTGTACACCGGGAAGCGCCGCGGCGTGAAGCTGCACTACCTCGGCACCGCCTACAGCGACCGCACGCACGACCGCTGCGACGACTACGTCCGCCAGATCCAGGCGCAGCACATGGACGGCAACGGCTGGTCCGACATCGGCTATTCGTTCGTGGTCTGCACCCACGGCTACGTGTACGAGGGTCGCGGCCTACGCCGACGCAACTCGGCGAACGGCAACACCACCTTGAACAACCAGGACTACGCCGTCCTGATGATGGTCGGCTCCTCGGGCCTCACCCGGCCAACCGACGCGCAGCTGCACGGCGCCCGCGACGCCATCGACTACTGCCGCAAGGAAGGGCCCGCCGGCACATGGCTCGGCGGGCACCGCGACGGCTACGCCACCACCTGCCCCGGCGAGCCCATCTACGCCTGGGCCAGGGCCGGAGCGCCCCGCCCGGCCAACCTCGGCCTTGATCACTCCGGTGATCCACTTCTTGTCGTCGTCGGTCAGGGGCATGTCGTCCTC